AGATTTACAGGCGACCACATAAAATCTTGTGGTGCAATATTTGGTAGAAAAAATAATCCATCAAGTCACTATCTTTGGTCTGGCACATCAGATTATAAAAAATTTGCATTACCAAAAGAATTAGAAAACTATTATAAAAATTATCCACATGGTGCAACACTTTGTGAGATAAGACATGGAGCAAACAAATACACATTAGTTCCAGAAACAAAATATCATACTACAAATGAAATTGTAAAATGGGTTAAGTATGATGGTATCGATGAATATCCAGGTAATATAAAAGTTGATCTTGGTAAGATAGCTTTGTCTGCTGCTCTGTGTATTACATACGCAGGTTCAGGACAGAGAGATGACTATTGCACTGCAATAGCAGGTGTATTGTTAAAACATACAGAGTGGAATGTAGATGACATAGATGATTTTATTTACAAAATAGCTGTTGCAGCAAAAGATGAAGAGTGTGAGAAGAGAAAGAAAAAAGGCACAACACATAAAAAAGCAAATAGAAAATTTGGTATGCCTAAACTTGCAGAAATAATTGGTTGTTCTACAAAAACAATTGCAACAATGTTTAGTTGGATTGGCGTGCAAGAAGCTACAAGCGAAGAGGCAAAACAATCAATAGGTCAAATTATAGAGTACGGTAGTGACAGATACTTTGTAAAAATAAATGCTGTAGTACAAGGTGAGGCTGTTGAAAAAACAATAACAGTTGATGGACCCACACTTAGAAATAAAAAATTATTTTATGATTCTGTAATTAGCAAAGCATCTGTGTGGATTCCAGAAATGAAAGCTTCAGACTTTGAAGAGATTATGCGTAGAAAGTATGAGGCAAGAGGTAAATCAGATGAGTATGTAGAAGAGGCAGAAGAGGATTTAAGATTTGTAAAACATTTTAAAAATTATATTTCAGAAGAAAAAGCGTACACAAACAAAAAAGAATTAGCTTACTTTGGTCTACCTTATTACAATATGGAAAGAAACATATTAGAATTTAAGTTAGATAAATTTGAAGACTATCTACATAAACAAAAAGTAAATCTACAAAGAGTTGATCTTGTAATTAAATGTCAAAAAATACTAAAGGCTAAAAAAACTCATGGTAAGTATGGTGAAAAATCCTGTGTGTCTTGGCGTTTAACTAATCAAAAATTAGAAAGAGAAGATTTAATAATTGAGGGTGAGTATCAAGAGGTGACAGATGAAACAACCTAAGTTTATATCAGGACCACCTGGCACAGGTAAGACATCTAAATTTATAACTCAAAAGTATACAGAGTTATTAAAAAAATATTCTTATAATAAAATAATAATACTATCACATACAAATGTTGCAGCTGATGAAATAAGAGATGAGATACTTAAATTACCAGAGATGCAAGGTGTTACAAAAAAAGCTATGAAGTATAACATATGCACAATACATTCGTATTGCAAAAGCAGATTGGTAGGCCGTAAAGAAGTATTTAGCTATGAGGACCACATGAATCTTACAACAATAGATTCACTTTTTAAATTACAAAGAGTAACAGAATCAGAATTTAATGCAGACAAACATAAATTTTATAGATATTTGGCAGATGCATATGGTAAAGGTAATACTTTAAAAGAACATTGGAAGACGTGTGATAAGAATGCATACAAACCATATAGTTTAAACTCTGTCGAACAGATGGAGTTTCCATATACACAATACAAACATGATAATCACGTCTGTGACTATGCAGATATGATACAAGATTTTATTGATAAGGCTGTCGAACCAGACATAGATGCTTTAATAGTTGATGAAGCTCAAGATAGTAACGTGCCACAGAGAGAGGCTCTTAATAAAATGGCAACAAAAACACAAGAGTATTATTTTGTCGGTGATGCAGACCAGACTATATTTGAGTTTGCAGGATCTGATGCAGACTACTATCACAAATTATCAAGGGATGCAGAACAATTAGAGCAGGGTTATAGGTGTGGTAAAACAATTAACAGCATGTGTAAAAGAATTATAAAACCTATATGGGATCGTTATGGTTATGATAGAACTTGGAAATCTACAGATGTTGTAGGCAATCACTATCACTTACCTGGACTAGAAAAAAACTGTACTGCTATGGAAACTTTACTACACAAGATTAGAAATACTGATGAAACTTTTTTATTTACTTATAGAGGAACTCCATCTGATTCATGGGTTAAAAATTTTTTTAAACAAAATGGTATAGAGTTTGCGCATGTAGGAAACACGGCTCACGTACCAAAAAAAGAAATAAGGTGTCATAAATTATGGAAAGAGTTTTGTAAAGGCATGCCAATGTCTGTTAAACAGATTAAAGACTTCTGGCAGTACATGGGTAGTAAAGTTATAGTTCATGGCAGAGGGGAAGAAACTTTTGAAGATTGGGTAGACAGAGAGTATACCATGGACTACTTAATATATCATAAGTATTTAAAAGATAATGCAGGAGAAGAGAGAGACTTTGCATTAATTAGAAAGAAAACAGATCCAGATAGAATTTTATATATAAAAAAAATATTACAAAAAGGTTTTAGTTTAGACGGCGATGTTAAAGTAAAGCACGCCAACATACATACTGTAAAAGGATTAACGTTTGATAATGTAATAGTAGATCTTACAACAACAAGACAGGAAAATTACTTTACACAATTAAGGTTAAAATATGTTGCATACAGTCGAGGCAGATTTGATTGCTGGACTATAGCATCACAAGGTAAATACACACTAGGAGTAAGATGACAGATAAAAGTATATTTAAAGGAATAGGTTATGAGTCACTAGATAAGCAGGTTGGCGGGAAACATTATAAAAATTTTAAAATACAGCCAGCAGAGTTTATAAATGAAAACAAATTGCTTTTTGCAGAAGGTAACGCTATAAAGTATATATGCAGGCACTCGTTCAAAGGGAAGGAAGAGGACATTAAGAAAGCGATACACTACTTAGAAATGATATTAGAGAGAGATTATAATGTGTAAACATCCAATTGATTTAGATTTAAAAGGTGTAGATACAGTTGCGGTTGATATAGAAACATACGATCCTAATCTTAAAACAAAAGGTTTGGGTGCTATACGTAATGATGGTTTTATATGTGGTATCGCAGTTGCAACTGAAAAAGAAACAGCATACTTCCCTCTACGTCATTCAGATATATTTACAGACTACAAAAGAGATGAAAAGATATGGAATGTTCTTAACGAAAAAATATTTCAAAATGAAAACATAACAAAAGTATTTCACAATGCTATGTATGATGTGTGTTGGATTAGAGCTGTGACAGGTATGAAGATGAAAGGTAGAATTGTTGACACAATGATAGCAGCATCTGTAATTGATGAGAATAGATTTAAATATTCGTTAGACTCATTATCAAAAGATTATCTTAACGAAGAAAAATATAAATACGATTTACAACAAAAAACTTTAGAATGGTCTGGTGGCACAGTAAAGGACCCAATGACTAACATGCATAAACTTCCTGCATCAATTGTAAAAGAATATGCAAAGCAAGATGTAAACTTAACTTATAAATTATGGAATCTTTTTAATAAAAAAATTGACGAAATATTATACACTAAAGATGATGGAGAGCAAAAAACTTGTAGACAAATATTTGAATTAGAAACAAAATTATTTTTGTGTTTAGTTGACATGAAATTCAAAGGCGTTAGAATAGATGTCGCAAAAGCAATTGAGTTTGGAAGACATCTTAAAAAAAGAAGAGAACAAATATTAAAAGCAATAGAATCTTTAACAACAGTAAGAGTTGATATTTGGGCTGCAGCATCAATTAAAAAATTATTAGATCACCTACACATAAAAGATTACAAGGTTACTCCTAAATCTAAGATGCCACAACTACCAAAAGATTATCTTAAAACACATAGTAATAAATGTTTGCGTATGATTGCAAAAGCAAGAGAGTATGACAAAGCAGCAAATACTTTTATAGATGGACTATTAGAATATGTACACCAGGGTAGAATACACGCAGATATAAATCAAATAAGATCAGACTCAGGCGGCACAGTTACAGGTAGATTCAGTATGTCTAATCCTAATCTACAACAGATACCTGCAAAGGGTTACATAGGCAGTAAAATGAGAGAATTGTTTATACCAGAAGAAGGTTGTAAATGGGGTAGCTTTGACTACAGTCAACAAGAACCACGTATTGTAGTGCACTATGCTATAAAATTAGGTCTACCAGGCACAGAGAACCTTCAAGAAGAGTTTGATAGGGATGATGCTGATTTTCATCAAATCGTTGCTGACATGGCTAATATCTCCAGGAAACAGGCAAAAACCATTAACCTAGGTTTGTTCTATGGTATGGGTAAGATTAAATTACAAAGAGAACTCGGACTAGATCAGAAACAAGCTAAAGAATTATTTAACGAGTATCATGGAAGAGTGCCATTTGTACGTCAGCTTTCACAGGAGTTAATAAACTTTGCTAAACAAAACAAATTACTATTTACATTGTATGATAGATTTTGCAGATTTAATAAATGGGAAACAACCAACAAAGAATGGAACCCTGAAATAAATAGATTTAACGAGGTGCCATTGTACACAGAAGAACAGGCAAGAGAAGCGTTTAAAGCAGAGATGCTAGATAAATACAAACAAAACAAGATAGATGCAAACTACATGGACTATTTTGATAGATATTATACACCTGCATTTACATACAAAGCTTTAAATAAATTGATACAAGGGTCAGCTGCAGATATGACAAAGAAGGCAATGGTAGATCTATATGAAAAAGGTATAATACCTCACATACAAATACACGATGAACTTTGTTTTTCAATCACGGACCACGAACCAAAGTTTATTAAAGAAACAATGGAACAAACAATACCTCTTGAGGTTAAGAATAAAGTTGACTTTGAATCGGGACCAAATTGGGGTAGTATAAAGTGAGGATAAATTATGGCTTATTTAAATGCAAACATACCAATGACTTATGCACAAATAAGAAAAGAGTATTTATATGATTGTAAAAAATATCATGGAGAAGTTGAAGACTGCATTGTGTTTGGTATTAGCGCTATTACAGGTCGTGCTATATTATGGCATGCTATTATGGAAAACGGTGCAATATTTTATCGCCTACCAATTAGCGCGTTTATTCAAAAGGGATTTGACCCATCACGAGTGCCCACAAGAAGACTTGATGAACTTCAGCTCTGGAATTGTTTTTCTTATTATCCTTCTGTTCATCATTGGGATATATTAGACGGACAAGCTGGTAAATACATAGGCAAAGATAAAAAATGGCACCATGGAAAGTATTTATTTACAGTTGACTTTGCACATCCAAATAGTAATATACTAGACACTGATCATTCAGAGATACCGCACGAACATAAGTGCGCTCACATTATTGCCTTAGATGATGGCAATTTTGCAGCACAACCTAACAATAGATGTATATGGGATATACCTTCTTTCACGGTGAAAGATAGTACTCCTGACTGGAAAGTGCAAACTTCTGAATGGAACGTAGAAAATAGTGGAGCTTGGCGTACAGAAGATACGGACAAGTTCTTTTATGAAATAGAGGAGAAAAAAAATGATTGATAAAATGAAAAGTAAAGCTATGCATTACTGGTCAGACCACAAGATTGAATGTGTTGTAGTCGCTGTTCTTGTTATAGCATTGATAGTTAAGTAAAGGATTTATGAGCCATGGAGATAGCCAGGATGAATTACAGATTTACAGCTGTGCTTATTGTACTGATGTGTCTCCTAGCATTATTTGCTACGCCAGCTTATCCAGGTTCAACTCAAACAAATACTTCAGGTTCTAACACTGCAATTGAAGGCGGATACACGTCTTCAGCAACCACAACATACCAGTCTGGATCAAGTTCTAATAGCACAACAAACAGTACAACTAATTCAAATACTAAGTCTGCACCACCATCAGCGTCTTCACCATCATACAATAGTATGACACAAGATGTTTGTGCAGTTGGTGGATCATTAGGTGTACAAACATTTGGTTTGGGTATCAGTGGTGGTAAACATTTTATAGATAAAAATTGTGAAAGATTAAAGTTAGCTAGAATAC